TTATTAGAGTGGGCTAAAGATAAACCTAATATAATACCTATTAAAGGTGATTGGTTTAATAGTATTCCTAAAGATAAGAAGTATGATGGTATTATGCATGATACTTGGGAAGAAAAAAATTGGCATCATTTTTTAAATAAAATAAAAAATAATTTAAATCCTAAAGGAATAGTTACTTGGTATAATGCAGATACAGAAGAATCTTTAAAACATAATTGTAGTAATCTTAAATGGGGTAATTTAACTATAAAAACAATAAAAGTTAATCCTCCTATTAAAGATATGAAATATCAATATTATGATAGAGATATATACCATATACCAAAACTAGTATTATAAATGTATATTATTAGAAATTTTCTAATATGTATAACAAAATAAATCGAATGATTAAAAAAGAAAAAGTTTTAGAAGAAAAAGAAATTAGTAAAATTCAAGAATTAAAAGATAGATTAAAAAGAATTACAGAAGTTTCAGGAGTTATAGAAGTACAAAATTATAACATACAATTAAAAAAAGAACAATTAAAATTAAGTTTACAAGGTTTACAACAAGAAGAAGCTACTTTAGCTAAAGAATTAGAAGAAAAGTATGGTCCAGGTACCATTTCTTTAGAAACAGGTGAATTCTTACCGAGTAAATAAAATTTTGAAAAAATTTAGTATATTTATCATAAAAATAACATAAAATGGCAGAAACATTAATTTCCCCAGGAGTATTAGCAAGAGAAAATGATCAATCTCAAGTAACTTCCTTACCAGTACAAGCCGGTGCGGCTATCGTTGGTCCAACTGTTTTAGGTAGAGTAAACATCCCTAAACTAGTAACAAGTTACTCAGAGTATTTAGCAAATTTTGGTAGTACGTTTATAAGTGGTTCGGACACTTACACATATTTTACATCAATTTCAGCGTATAATTATTTTAATAATGGTGGTACGTCATTAATAGTAAACAGAGTAGCTTCAGGGTCATGGACGCCTGCAACTACAACAGCTGATCCTATTAGAAATGAAGTAGAAAGTACATTATTACAAGTAAGTCCTTACAACTTTACGGGCTCAGCAGCTTCAACTGCTAGAGGTGGTGAATCTGGAACTTATACAGGAGTTGCAGTTCTTAAAGATGGAGTTGCTACGACAGGAACTACATTTACTGTAGTAAGAGACACAGCTATTGGGAAATTATATACTGGAGCTACTACAGCTGTTGCAGATGCATCTTCAATAGCATTTAGATTTAATTCAGGTACTAACCCAGTAGATTGTATGGTAGCTACATCATTTACAGAGGTAGCAATTGGTGGTGGATCTGGAACTGGAGCAAAAGCAACAGTAGTAACTAGTGCAGAAATAGCTTCAACACAAAGAGGAAATATATCTACAATAGAAATAACTACTCCAGGAACAGGATATAAAGCAGGTGACGTATTAACAATTGGAGCAGGTTCATTAGGATCAGGAATGCTTAAAGTAGCTGCTAAAACTCCATCAACAGTAAATACAGGAGGAACAACAGCACCAGGTACTGCAACAATTACAGAAGGTGCATCTGGAGCAAATAAATATCAAGTTGCTAATGGAACAGCTTCATCTAAAGGATCAGGTGCTACATTTACAGTAGCATATGGTAAAAGTGGAGCATTTAGTGCAAGTACAATTGCTACAGGTGGTGTAACAATTACAGGTATTACTCCAGCAGCAGCAACATCAACAAACTTAAATGTAGCTGATTTAGTAACAGCAGGTGCTACAATAGCAGGTGGTGGAGTAGGAGGTGTTATTACGATAACAACATTGGGTGGTGAATTAACAGCTGTTAATTTAGTATCAGGTGGTACAGGTTACACAACATCCTCAGTAATTACATTCTCAGCAGCTTCAATAAATTCAATTTCAGGATATAGTGGTGCTACAAATGATGGTGCAACTGCATCATTAGGAAATGCAAATATAATAACAACAATTACAAGTATAACACCAACAAATGCTACAGCAGCACAAGGATTCCAAGTAGGAAATACTATTACAATTACAAGTGGTGATGTTGCATCATTAACAGGTAATACAGTATTTACTTTAGCAAGTGGTGATTTAGAAAATTCAAGTGGAGGAACAGCAGCAGCACTTCAAGTAACAACAGGTGCTGGAAATGATCAAGATACAAATAATAACTTAATAATTGAACCAACTTCAATTGTATTAGCAGCTCAAGACGCAGCTGATGAATTTGCATTAAGTAATGTATTATCAGTAGCAGCAGCTAATATAGGTACTCCAACATTACCACCTTCAGTAGGTTCTGCAGATTTACAAGTAACATTAGTAGATGCAGATATAAAGGATGCAGAAGCATTTACATTAGAAACATTAACTGATGGTACTATAATGAATAGTGGAACTGCAACAGGAAATAATGGAACATTAACAAATGGTACTACAGATAATATTAGATGGGAAATACAAGGTACAGATACAGCAACTGGAACATTTAGTGTAATAATTAGACAAGGAGATGATACAGCAACAGCTAAAAGAGTACTTGAAATATTCCCTAATGTATCATTAGATTCACAAGCATCTAATTATATTGAAAGAGTAATAGGAAACCAAACAAAAGTACTTAATGGAGCAGGAACATCAGACCCATATATTAGTACAGTTGGATCTTATCCAAATGCTTCAAGATATGTTAGAGTAAAAGAAGTACAATATAAAACACCAAATTATTTTGATAATAACGGTCAAGCAAAAGCAGCATTTGCAGCTTATTTACCAGATGTAGCAAGTGGATCATTTAGTGGTGCTGAAGGAGAATTATTCTCTAAAACAGGATTCCCTGTTTATACACAAGCTAAATATTACGATGCAATAACAGATGGTAATACACAAGGTTTAGCTTCAACAGAGATGACAGTATACACAGATGCATTTAACTTATTAGCAAATAAAGATGATTATTCATATAACATCATTACAGCTCCAGGTTTATATTATGCAGCTTCAATGATGGCAACTCCAATGAATACTTTAATACAAAATACTCAAACAAGAGGAGATGCTATAGCAATTGTAGATTTAGTTAGTTACTCAGGAGGAACAGTAACAACAGCAAATGCACAAGCTGCTTCAATTGATAATTCATATGCAGCTGCTTATTGGCCATGGGTACAAATAATGGATCCAGATTCAAGACAGTTAGTATGGACGGTGCCTTCATCGATGATTCCGGGTGTGTACGCGTATAATGACAGAACAAGTGAAGCTTGGTTCGCTCCCGCTGGAATTAACAGAGGTGGTTTAAGTACGGTAGTACAAGCACAAAGAAAATTAACTCAAACTAATAGAGATACTTTATATACAGGAAAAGTTAATCCAATAGCTACATTCCCTGGAAAAGGAGTTGTAGTATTTGGTCAGAAAACATTACAATCTCAAGCATCAGCTTTAGATAGAATAAATGTTAGAAGATTATTAATAGCATTAAAATCGTATATTGTACAAATCGCTGATAATTTAGTATTTGAACAAAATACAGCGGCTACAAGAAATAACTTCTTAAGCCAAGTAAATCCATATTTAGAATCAGTACAACAAAGACAAGGTTTATATGCCTTTAAAGTACAAATGGATTCTGCTAATAATGGACCAGATGTAGTTGATAGAAACCAAATGGTAGGTGCGATTTATATCCAACCAACTAAAACTGCTGAATTTATTTACTTAGATTTCAACATTTTACCAACTGGAGCAACGTTCCCATCATAAAGAGTATAAAACATAATATGTATAATAAAATAAAACAATAATAAAATGGCAGTAGTAAATCCAAACCAAATGTTTTTCACAGCTTTTGAACCAAAAGTTGCCAATAGATTTATAATGTATGTAGATGGTATACCATCATACATGATTAAAGAGGTAGGAGAAATCAAAATAGAGCAAGGTGAAATCGTGTTAAACCATATAAATACTTATAGAAAAGTAAAAGGAAAAGCTAAATGGGCTGATTTATCAATGACGTTATATGACCCAATAACACCATCAGGAGCACAAGCTACTATGGAGTGGGTTAGATTACATCATGAATCAGTTACTGGTAGAGATGGTTACTCTGATTTCTATAAAAAAGATGTAACTATTAATGTATTAGGTCCTGTAGGAGACGTAGTTTCTGAATGGATTATTAAAGGAGCATTTATTAAAGATGCAACATTTAAAGGATTTAATTGGGATACTGAAGCGGAAGCTCAAGATATCGCATTAACTTTAGGAATGGATTACTGCGTATTAAATTTCTAAAAAGAAATTATACAATTTTAAAGAATAGCTTGGCTTCGGTCAAGCTTTTTTTTATATTAAATATGTATACACGAAATTAAGTTATAACTAATAAAAGATATGAGCGAATCAAAATTAAAATTCCCAACAGAAATGGTAGAACTTCCATCAAATGGAATAGTTTACCCTAAAGAAAACCCATTATCATCTGGAAAAGTAGAAATGAAATACATGACTGCTAAAGAAGAAGATATATTAACTAACCAATCTTATATTCAAAAAGGTACAGTATTAGATAAATTACTAGAAAAATTAATAGTATCTGAATGTAATTATAAAGATTTAGTAGTAGGTGACAAAAATGCACTGTTAATAGCTGCTAGAATATTAGGTTATGGTAGTGATTATGAATTTACTTATAGAAATGAGAAAATTAAAGTAGATCTATCAGAATTAGAAAATAAAGAATTTGACAAATCTCAATTTGAACAAGGTAAAAATGAATTTCCTTTTACTTGTCCTAAATCAGAAACAGTACTTACATTTAAATTATTAAATCATGGTGATGAAACAAAAATTGATAATGAATTAAAAGGTTTAAAGAAAATAAATAAAAATTCTTCACCTGAATTATCAACACGTCTTAAACATATGATAGTATCAGTTGATGGTTCTGATGATAAGAAAGATGTTAGAGATTTTGTAGATAATTATTTTTTAGCACAAGATTCTAGAGCATTTAGAAATCATGTTAGAGACTTCCAACCAGATGTTAACTTAAAAATACCTGTAGAAACAGTTGAGGGTGGCGAAGAGGACATCACGATCCCGATAGGGCTTACGTTTTTTTGGCCTGACGCAGACGTATAGAGTAAGTTTATTTTCTCAAATTCATGATATAGTATTTCATGGTAAAGGAGGTTACGATTGGCATACAATTTATAATATGCCTATATGGTTACGTAATTTTACATTTCAGAAAATAAATGATTTTTATATAGAAGAAAATAATGCTGTTAAAAAACAACAAGGGCAAAGTGGTAGTAGTAAATCTTTAACTACAGATGGTAAAGTAACCGCACCTGAGTTTCTTAAAAACGCAAAACGAACAACACCAACAAGTTATTCAACAAAGGCATCTAGAAAATAGATGCTTTTGATATTTATAACAAAATAACTCTCAATGGGGCTTAACGACAATATTAATAAAAATACTCGAGCACAAAAAGAATTTAATGCTGCTGCCCGAGAGGGGGCAAACATATATGAGGAATACACAGATATATTTGAAAGTATAGCTGGTGAATTGGGAAAAACTGTTTCTAATGCAAAAAGAGCTAAAAAAGAATATAATTCTTTAGTTAGTATATCTAAACAACTTTCAAACAATCAAGAGGAAATTACTAAGTTAAATGATAAACAATTAAGTTCTTTAAAAGAACAAGCAGCTGAGAGTGTTGCAGAAATTGGAAGAATCACTAAAAAACTTAAGGACCAGAAAGAATTAACTACAGAAGAAGAAGCTTTAATGGCTGCTAGGGAATCTAATTTACAATTAGAAAAGGACTTAGTAACTTTTATTGAAGAGGAAATAAAAATTCGTGAGAAGTCAAATGAAATGCTAGGAGTAGCTGGTGGGTTACTTAAAGGATTAAATGAAATAGCAGGACCATTTGCAAAAGCTTTAAAACTCGATCAAGTTCAAAAAGACATGGAGAAAGTAGCTGATGAAGCTGCTAGGACTGGTGATGAATTAGGAAAAATAAAAGTATTAGGAGCAGGTATATCAGGGGCATTTTCATCTTTAGTTAATACTATAACTGATCCATCTGTTATATTAGGTGCAGTTGTAAAATCTTTCGGTGAATTAGGTAAAGCACAAAAAGAATTTAGACAACAAACAGGACAGAATGCTGATGTATTTGATGGTTTAAATCTTAGTGCGACATCTTTAGTAGATCTTATAGGAGCAGCAACAGGGTTATCTAAAGAATTAGGAGTTAATGCTGCAGTTGTTTTTTCTCCACAAACAATTCAAGAAGTTGCTGAGTTAACTGAAAATATGGGGTTAGGTGCTCATGAAGCAGCCCAATTAGCTAAATTTGCAAAATTAAGTGGTAAAGAATTAGATGTTGTTACTGATAACATGGAAGCTAGTTTTAAAGCTTTTGTTAAAACTAATAAAACAGGTATAAACATTAAAGATGTAATGAATGATGTTGGTAGTGCTTCAGCAGCTGTTACTTTATCATTAGGGAGTCAACCAGAAAAAATACAACAAGCTGCTATGGAAGCCCGAAAATTAGGGTTATCATTAGAGCAAGTAGATAAGATAGCAGGTTCATTATTAGATTTTGAATCTTCCATTCAAGCTGAAATGGAAGCAGAAATGTTAACAGGTAAACAATTAAATTTAGATAAAGCTAGACAATTAGCTTTAGCAAATGATTTAGAAGGGGTAGCTAAAGAAATTGGTAAAAATGAAGGTATATTAAAAGCCTTTTCTTCTGGAAATAGAATAGCACAAGAAGCAACAGCTAAAGCTATGGGTATGAGTAGAGAAGAAATGGCTAAAATGATTTACCAACAAAAATTACAAAATAACTTATCAACAGAACAAGCGGCTAAGGCAGCAGGTATATCATTAGATGAAGCAAAACGATTAACAACACAAGAACAAATTTCTAAAGCATTAGAAAAAATGGCTGTAACAGCAGCATCTATATTAGATATATTTGCACCTATATTATCAAATTCAGTTGTATTAGCTACTGTAATGGGTTCTATAGGTTTAATTATGACTACTAAAGTTCTTAAAAGTCTTAAAGGATCTGTTGGTGAAATGAAATCATTAGTAAAAGGATCTCTTGCACTTTTAAAAAATTCTAAATTAACTGAAGCCTTAATGGGTAAATTTTATAAAGGGGGCCAGTTTATGAAAGGTGGAGGAAGAGCCAAAGCAGGAGGACAAAGAGGTAAGGGTTTATTAAGTGGAATATTAGGAGGAGATGATAAACCACCTGTTGGAGATAAAGTTAAAGGAAAAATAGACAAAATCCCAGATGCACCAAAATCACCTGAGGCAGGAATTGGTAAAAAACTTAAAGAATTTTTAACTGGGTTAGCTAGTGGACTTAAAAATATGGGCAAACCAGGAGTAATAAAAGGAGCACTTGCTACACTTTTAGCAGCCCCTGGTATAATAGCTTTAGGTTTAGCATCACCAGCTTTAGCAGTATTAGCAATGATACCAGGTCCAGCTTTACAAGCATCTCTTACCGGGTTAGGAAAAGGATTATCTGCTCTTGGTACAGCTTTAATGGGTCCTCAATTATTAGGAATAGCATTAGGTTTAGGAATATTAACAGTATCTATGATAGGTATAGGAGCTGCTCTTGGATTAGCAGCCCCTGGTATTGAAGCTTTTGGAACTGTAATAAATTCTATATTTACTGGAGTAGCTACTGTAGTAACAGCAGTTGCAGATGGATTTGTTAAATTAATGGAAGCTGTTAGTATGGAAAATATATTACCACTTTTATTATTAGGACCAGCACTATTTGGAATAGCTGGTGGACTTGCATCTATGGCTGTAGCAGGATTAGGGGCATTACCTATTATAGGTGCTTTAGGTGCCTTAGCTTTAGTAGCATCACCATTAGCTACATTAGCAGGAGTATTTGGTGGTGGAGGTGGTGGCGGAGATGGTGATGGAGAAGATCCAATTATTAAAAAATTAGATGAGTTGATAGATATAGTATCAAAAGGAGGAGATGTAATTATGGATGGTAATAAAGTAGGTAGAACATTAACACTTGCATCTTCCCAAATAGGTTAATATTTATAATAAAATAATTAAAATCATAAAATTATGGCACAATCATTAGAGAATAAATTTAATTCAGGAGGATCAGTATTAGGATATCCTAATAACCCATCACAACCAACTCCAGAAGGAACTGGACCTAGTCCTCAAGCAGTAGGTTCTACTATACATAATTTATATTCATATGATGGTAATCCACCTGCTGATGTAGCAGCTCCTAGATTTGAAAATACAGGAGAAAATATCCCATTACCATCTCCAACGCAATTGCAAGCTTTTACAGGGCCTCAAAATACAGGTGCAGCAGCAGCTGGGTTTAGAAATTACAATAATCAATCTACATATGATGATTTTGTATTAGCTCAAGGAGGAATCGATAGAATATAGTAAAATACTAAATAATATCCATAGATGATAATAAATTCAACTACTAATTTAAATAAGTTGAAATTTACTTCAAGTGGGGGTGATAGGTGGGATGAAGGTAAAAGTGGTCAACCCTACATAGTAGAACCAATACCAGGAGCAAATGATACTTTTCAAGAACAACTTGATGGACAACCCCAATCTAAAGGTGGAGTTGATTTCTTATTAAGAGGGGGACTATCTTCAGTAGAAGCTTCAATTAGAGATGTTAGTAGATTAACAAAACTATTATTTGATACTAAATCACCTAATGGTTTTGAATTTATAGCAAAACAAAATGTATTATCTCGTAATAATGTAAAAACAGAAGGTTCTTTTGGAGTAGGATATGCTGGAGGAGGACTTAATCAAGGATTATATTTACCTGTAGGTACTTTAGCTCAAACAGCAGTAGCTCCAATAGCAACAGGTGCTACTAATTTGTTTGGGTTAAATCCATTTACAGATAATAGTGCATTAGCTATAAATGATAATGAAGATTTAAGAACAGGTAGTGGTGGTATAAATGGTTATTTTGGAGTAGTTAATGCCCAAAATAATATATCTAACGATGCAACAACTAATAGATTATATAAAATATTAGATGGGGTTATTACAGGAACCCAACAAGAAACAGTAGGAGGAAAAATAACATTAAATCCTGGGGGAAGTAACAGAAATATATTAGAATATGGTGGAGGACCTAAATCTGTATTAGGAGTAGGTAAAACAAGAATTCCATTTGCTGATCAAAGAACAGGACAACAAAACCCTTCATTAACATCTGGTGAAAAAAGTTTCTTTAATAATCCAACTTTTCAAAATAAACCTTTAGATAATCCAAACTATATTCCTTCATTTGGGGATTATAGTATTTTTTCAAGACCAAATGTAAATATTCCTGATAGTAATGTATTTTTAGGAGTTACAGGCTTACAAGGAATAGCACAAGTTGGGGATAATAACATATTTAATACTTTTTTAGATAATGAAAATGACGCTAATAATTTAACAAATGCAGAATTTGATAATCCTAATAAGTTTAAACCTAATTTAGCAGATAAGGTTGTTTTAGATAACTCAATAGATAAAGCATCTAATTTTAAAAGAGTAGATGGACCAGATAATTATAATGCTTTAAATAGTTCTTCTCCAACAACAACAGAAGGTATATATGGGGGCGAAAATACAATAAATAGTGGAATAATAAAAGGAAATATATTTGCAGTTGGGGCATCAAGACAATTTAATGAATTATTCCCTAATCAAAATTTAAGTACATTAAGTGAAGACTCTTTAGCTGTTAAAATTTCATCTTTAAAATATGATGATCAACCAGATGGTGGAATTACAAATAATTTTAGTGTATATAATTCTGGCAGTTTAATAAATAATGAACAAGTTTTAAATAGATATAATGCTGCTGTAATGACTCAAGCTCAATTAAATGCAAGAGGATTAACATCAAAAGGAAATAGTACAGT